CCATGTATGGTCTTTCTCGGGTACAAATAAAGCCCTGATCCGTGGTCCAAGGTTTTTGTTACGTGCTGGAATTTGCTGTAAGTTTGGATTTGAATAACTAAATCTTCCAGTCACCGTTCCACCATTATCTGATCTAAGCTGATTAATTTCAGCATGAATTCTACCTTTGTGTGAATACTTAATTATGGTATCAATGAACGTGGTATGAGCCTTATTAATTTCACGGGCTTGGGCAATTTTTTTCACCAGTGGGTGGGGGTGATTTTGAAGAAAGTTCTTAGTAAAGGAAGGAGCAGATGTTTTTTCAGTTCTATCATAACCTAGTTTCAGCTCATCAAAAACTTGTGCGATCGATCGTGCTGCCCATATTTGAGTATCTATTCCTGTTTCTTTTTTTACTGCTTGTATTAATAGTGATTCTTGTGAAGCTAATTCTTTCTTCATTGTGTGAGCACCTTCAACATCAACCTTCACGCCAAGAAAACGCATGGCCACAAGACATGGAAAAAGTTCCGTCTCGAGATCAAAGATAGATTGTATATCTTGGTGTAAAATTTCTTTCTTAAGTTCTTGCCAAAGGTCTAAAGTTATCTCAGCATCTTTTTCTGCGTATGCACCAACATAAATGGCAGGTAGTTTATACATTTCTGCCTTGGCGTCAACACCCCAATCTTTTGCAGCAGCATATAAATCTGTTTCATTCTTTCCTTTTCCAGTATATCTTTTACTGCAGTTGTTTAAGTCATAGCGCATTTGATTTTCATCAACGAGGGCCGATGCAATCATCGTGTCCACTATTTTACCGCTAATACTTAAACCGAGCGCTCGTATCCAACAAACGTCATACATGGCGTTGTGAAATATTTTTGTGGCTGGTGTAGATAACACATCTTGAAACCATTTTAAGACTTTCTTACGGTCCATATTACCACCACCTTCATGAGCAATTGGATAATAACCACACCAGTTTTTCACTGCTACGGCTATTCCTACAACTTCTCCCACTCCTACAACAGAACCAGAGCCTCTTCTTATGTTTAAATTAGGGTCTTTGGTTTCTAAGTCAATTGCTATTTCGTCGTATTTAGATAAATTTGGAAATTCTTCTGGTGGTAACCATTCGGTTTGTGGTTTAAATAGTGGTATCTGCATCTTCATCCTTCCATTTTTTATAACCATCGGTCCATTTTTCTGTTTCTTTTACTTTTGTGTGGGGCTGTGGATAATCTCTCTCTATCGCCATTTCACAATAGTGAATAGCTTTTAATAAATCTTCCTTCTTATTTTTTTGCTTGTGTCTACATAAATATTTAATAGCGTTCCCTTCCGCGAACGGTATGTTATTTTTATTTATGAACTCACTAGGCTGAATGGCCATCGATTGATAATGGTTCCCGCCTACCTGTTTTTTATATGCTTTACTCATGTTATATTAAATACCCTTTCTCGTATCGTTTTGGTTCAATTATGTGTAAGTTTTCTTTTGTTCTAGTTGCACCCACATAGAACAATCTGTTTTCATCGTCTGGATCTCTTTCATAACCTTTCATTGTATTTTGTGTTAAGTCTGTTAATAACACAACATTCTGTGATTCACCACCTTTAGCTCCATGAATTGTTGATAATTCTATTCGTGGTTTTTCATTTAACTTTTCTCCATTGGCTCTCATCTTTCTTAAGTAATCTACATTAGTTTGTCCTGCATCATTAAATGCTTCATACCAAACTGTTTTTACTTTTAATCCATAATCTTTAGTTAATTTATCAATGCCATAAAAAGCATCTTTCACCATCCCTTTTATTCTATTCTTATCCCAATTCTTAGGAGTCATGTATTTTGAAATACTTTCTATTTGTTTGTAGGATACAAGTTGTCCCTTACGTGCATTCTCCCAAGCTGTAGCTGCTTCATGAAGATCTTTTTCTGTTCCTCTTCTGTATTTAGAAAAATAATAAAGTCCTCTTTGATATAAAGATTCCTCAATTTCTCGTAATAAGTATTTAGTTCTAGCTAGTATGAGCCATTCTCCAGATGACATATCAATTGTATCAGCGCTAAAATGTCGATGTAAACTTCCTTGATTAACTTTTGGTTTCCAGTTCTTATCTATTCTATTTTTTATTCTATTAATAATACCCATCGCTACACCGTGAACTTTAGCTGGTATTCGATATGATTGCGTTAATGGTAAGTACTGTCCTTTTAAAGCTATGAAAGAATCTACATCCGCTCCTGCCCATTTATAAATAGCTTGATCATCATCGCCGGCAATAAAAGAATCTTGAGTTTTATTCCAAATAGTTTTTGCCATATCCCATTGCATTAATGATAGATCTTGTGCTTCATCTATGAATACTACATCAAACTTTGGTGATTTATCTGCTTTTGTAAACTCCAAAATCATGTCATTAAAATCTATTAGATTATAATCTTTCTTATATCTTTTTAATTCATTGGCTATAATTCTAAGCGTACTACGTTCTAAGTCTTGTGTGTGTTCATTTAAATCAAATTGTTGTTCTGGTGTAGTATTTCTAAGTTGTGCCAGTTGTATAATTCTTAGATATTCACTATCCGAACTAAATGTACTTCCTTGGTCTTCTTGAAAATCTGCGTATGTAACTGGAAAACCTAACTTTTTTCCTAGATCTTTATAATGTCGTGGTTGCATAACCTGTTCTTTTTTAATTCCCAGTCTTCTAAAGGCTAATGAATGAAGAGTCCTAAAGTATGGAAGATCATCCTCTGTTAAATTAAATTTTTTAATTGCTCTGTCTCGTGCTTCGTTGGCAGCCTTCTGTGTAAATGCAAAATAACCTACTTTATCAGGATCAGTTTGTTTTAAATATTTATCAACCTTATTTAATAAAGTTGTAGTCTTTCCTGTACCTGGTGGTCCTAATACAATAGTTCTCATAATATATGTGTAATTAAAATAGTTGCTACACAAATAACCGTCATTAGTGCTAAGTCATCCGTCATTAGTATACATCCTTTGGTTTAAGTTCTTTTTGAGTATAATCATCTGTTTTTTTATCAAATTGTTTAACAACAAATACAGATATTCTTTCTTTACTTATACGTTTGTCTTCACACTTACATACATCTTTTAACATTTGTGCGGTTCGTTGATAATTTACATCCCAACGTTTTCTAAGTAAGAATTGATTATAAAATTTATCAAAGATAAAATGATGGTGACCTTCTTTTGTTAAGACTCCTCCACGTTTTAAATCCTTAATGTCCGATCCCATGTGTCGATCTAAACAAAACTCTTCTAGATGATTCTGTAATTGATCTGCTGTTGTTACACCTTCTGGTGGTTCAACAGGTTCGTGGTTCTTCATTAATGGGTTTATGATCGTATCCCAATCTCTTGATTTAACTGTAGGTGGTTTAAAATCTAGTTGTTCCATACATGCTTCCTGAAACAAACTTTGTTGTTTTAAATATTTAACGTTCTCTAGATGTAATCTTTCACCATCTACGTTTAAGTAATAATATGGTTTTTCTAATTTTATTTTTTGTAAATCTGTTAATGCAGGAAATACTATTTCTTCTCCTATACCAAACTTTCTTCCTCTACATAATTTTTTATCACATAAGTTACACATTGGGGCATCATTACATTTATATCCCCAATCTTTTTTATCATGTTGTCGTTTAATAATGTCAACTTCTGATTCACTTAACGGAGTTGCTGATGCTGCAATGTTAAACATTGTAAGTCTGCTTTTCCATTCTGCCGGCCATTTCTTTTTGGCATAAACACCATAATGAAACATAGCGTTGTTTCTACCACCTTCTGGAATTTTATTTAACGCCATCAATTCTATACATGGTGGTGCATCATCATATTCAGATTTTGGTCTTTCTATTTTAATCTTTGTGATGTCTTTTTGTTTTATATAATCATATAGTTCGTAAAATTCCTCAAGAGTCGCTGCTTCTCCATCACCTTTAAATGCATATCTTGTAGTCTTGTTACCATTAAAGTAAGGTAGATTTAAAAAGTTACCTGTGTCATCTTGAGATTTTAATTGAATTTGTTTTGGAAAAACTTCTGAGTCGCCGTAGCCTAGTAGTGTTTTGATTTCTGTTAGCTTGTCTCTCATTCTTTCTGCAGCTACCGGTTGTTCTGAGAAAAGAAAGACATGTGCTCCCCCACTCTTTGATCTACACACAATAAGTGGAAGTTTTAAAACCATTATTTTATCTATTAATTTTTTATGATCAAATCCTGCATAGGAGTCTATATCTACACATCCCCATATACATTCATTACTCTCGTTAATCGGAATAATGCCTAGACTTTGTTTACCTTCTAGGTGCATCTTCCAAAGATTAGGAGTGACTGGTTGTCTTACAACAAATGACTGACCTTTTAATTTGACACCATTCTCAACAGGAGTGCTAACTTTAGTACACCCATGGGCACGTTCTAATCCTTTAAATATTTTTTCAAACATAATTTTTAAACGGGCGCATCGACTCTCGCTTCCGCGCCCGCCTCCTAGGATTTTGTTTAGTATGGTGAATCTGTTTTTGATTCGTCCGATGTATGTTTAATTTTTACGTCACCTTTGCCTAATCTTTCAGCAAAGTTTTTAGCAATTTCATAAACACTTTTATCAGACACTGGTCCTATTTTAGACACTTCCCATCCAAACCATGTTCCTTTGTCATTAGACATCTGAACAGTTTTTAGATTATAAATGTGGCTATATGTAGGTGGTGTAAATAAGCCGTTTTTACCTTGTAGCTTAAGACCCATCATAATTGAATTCCACTTACGACTAATTTTTAATTGAGTCGCTTTCATAGAAATCATAGCAGTTGTTGGACTCTTGCCCAATACCACTACATAATGGTTAGCCGTGTTCTCTAGGTAATTACCATTTGGTAAACGGTCTTTAAAGGATTTATCCCTAGTAGTTGTACTCACGATATCGCTATCCGCGTTGTGAATCGCTACGGGTGCTCCTTTACCTTCACCTCTATCTTGCCATTCTACGTATTTTCTTTCATAGAATACTGGCAAAACCTCTATCCCTTTAGTTCCGTTATAAACTTCGTTTGTAACGGTGTTTAGAATCATGCCTGGTTCAGCACCTTCGACATATTTTCCATCCCTTTTATTTACTTCAGGAGATAGTTGTCCTAATACTTTCAGAAAAGGTAACGCAAGATCATCTTGTGTAATATTCTGAGAGCCTTTGTCTGCATCAGCTTCAAACATATTGACTGCTAATGCATTCTCTTTCTTCGTTGTTACTTCTTGGTTCATGTTTATTGTTTCCTTTTTATTGTTGTCTTATTTCCAACGAATACGTTGAAAAGTTCCGTTGGCATTTCTTTTCCTGCCTCGATACGTTCACGGACTAACGCTTTAAGCGTCATAGGCTCAACCTTCAACTTTTGTGTTGGTTGAAACCCATTACGCTTTGCAAGTTCGGCATAATCAGCCGCCTTGTTATCTTCGTTGCGACCAAAAGATACGGATATCTCATTTTTGATTATATCTCCTAGTCCATTGTTACGAAGCCATCCAAACGCTGCTTCTCTATTTGCAATAGAGATACTTGCGCTGTAAT